ATTGGTCTACTTTTCAAGTAATTTACTTCTTCTCTATTCAAGTATGCGTATTTAGTTAATATAGATACACTACCCATCTTTATATTTTCATTCATACTATCTATCACTGGATCATATAATAAATGTGGCATCACGTCACCTAGTCCCAAACTACTGGAAATAGACGCAAAATCGCTGTGTCTTAATATAGCTGACAAGGACTTGAACTTTATTTTGATATAACAGTTCTGTTTTTGGAGTTTACATGTAAGTAATGATGATTTCAAATTATCATGAAAATAGAAAGGTAAATCTATATATACGGGTGGTACAGGTTCATCTGGGTAACCTAATATTATCTCACCTCTCACAAAATTAGCCGATTCTTTATTCGCTTCATATAAAGCTCGTTCATACGCAATTTTATTATAGAGTTCAAGCCATTGAGAAGTTAGTCTTTGTATATGCATACCACCGATGTACAAATCGATGTGATCAATCAAATGAACAGCTGGGTAACGTGACACGGATGCAGTACGTAAGGCATCTCGGTAAGTCTGACTCGCGAAATTTAGATTATATCTAAGTGTCATTCCCGTAATGAGGTCACCTGCGTCAAGTGGTATAAAACAAATAGATTCTTTACCATAATCTGCACCAGTAACCGGAATTTCGAGTGTATCAAAAGCAAATTTTGTATGTTTTTTTAAGGAGAATAAAAAATTTGATTGTGTTGGAGTTCCATCGATCAATTCATTCTGCAAGCCTCTACCGGCTAATTGTAGTCTACCTGACATACTTAATTTAAGTCATTATTTTTTTAACTCATAAAAGATATAAATCCATTTTCAAATTTTAACATATTGTAGCCGCTATAATATAGATACATGGTGAATTTTTCAAGTGAAAATGGTTCCGCTAAATAGGAACTACCACCCGAAGGTATCCCGAATAGATACTTATGATTATCCTCAACGTAACGGATCAATGTATCCTTCGACAAATTTGAAAGTTCTATATGTAATTGTGTTTTATCAGAATTCAGTTGTGAAAAATCTAGAAACCCTGAAGGTTGTGTACTTTTTGGATAAAGAGCAAAATTATAAGAAAATATATCACCATACGCTAAACTCGAATGTACCATCGCCTCCGTGAGATCATAATGTGAAAAATTCGCCAATTTACTAGGAATTAAACCGGATTCTGACATTTTTGATGTGTAAGGTATATAGCGCTTAAAATATCCCGCATCTATTTTTGTTACCCTTGGGAATACTTCACCATTTAATGCGAATGAAGCACGTCCCAAAAGAGTTAGGGGGTCACTAAATCTAAAACGGGCACCCTTGAAATTCATTCGATTTTGTACCTTGATTTCATGATAATCTCCCTCATCCTCATAATATTTTGATCTAAAAAACCAATGAAACATCTTTACGGGTATAGTTGGTTCTAAATTTATACTAAATGTTCTATCATTTTTTAAATGTATATCCCTAGAACTGTGTTTCTTTATAAATTCCATGGGTATAGTTATGGGGTTATTTTTATAGTATAATCGTTCTTCATTGTTCAATGTGATTTCTTCTGTGACAATTTTAAAATTATCAATCATCTTCGAAGGTAACACCCGAGACGTGAGAGTAGAATATATAAAATAAGTGGGTTTATGAAATTCAATCTCAAATTGTATTTTTTGTCTATGTATACTACACACGGGAAATGAAGGTCTATTTTGTTTATTTTCTGGGTATGCATCTCCACCATAATTTTGGGTAAAAAATAACGGTATATGAATAAATAAATTATTTTGTGCGTCTAAATCAAGTTCGGGTACGTATGAAAATTTATTTGAATATCTATTTAGATTAGACTGTGCATTTAATGAAAGTTTTTGATCATAACTTTTATATAATTGATCAAAAATCGTGAACATATCAGAATTTATTTCCTGTAAAATGAGCCCATCCACACTCATTTTTATATTTTTTATAAGTCTTCTCCCCACGAAATCACCATAGAACCATTCAGACTTTTCACTTACACTCCACTCTGGTAATGCTATTTTTACCCATATATTTGTAAGAAGATCACCCATATTTCTAGGATTGAAATCAACCTTGACTGTGTGCCCGAATGGCCACCACTCATTTTTTTGGAGATTATCAACCGTATGGGTGCGATGATACTTTCTAAATTCTGAATTATGTTTATGGGAAGGATTAAATAAAGAATCTTTAGATTTTGTAGAAAGGAGATGTGTATCCTGCATCCCAATAGCATTGAGGGAAATGTTCGCAGCCTCACTCATACTTATCTACTGCTCACATATTTTTAATATCATTCTTCCACATTGTGATATGACTCGTTTTTAGCATCTTTTCTAAATCTTCACTCGCCTGTTTAGCCTCATCCGTAAGTGCCTTGACGCGCTCTTCCGTATACTCAACAGTCCTGATGTTGAGAAGGTAGTCCAATGATCCATCAATCAGTGGAAATGTAGAGGACATTTCTTTTTCGAGGTCCTGCTTCTTCCTCTTAAACACCACGAGTTTACCCTCGATGACCATAGAAACAAACTTTGATTTGTGACCACACATCTCAGTCCTCTTTTCAAGTACATCAATGAGATGCGCTTTCCTCATCTTGTAATGCTCTAGACGGAGTTCCACGAAGTCTTTGAGAATTTCTTCGGGACTGGTATACTTGTGAATACCCTTCGTTGGGTGAAAGAGATGCATGTTTGAGACACGGAAGGTCTTCCTCAATTTGAGATCCTTGAGAAGATCCTTACCCGCATACTCCATGATTTCAAAGTGGACATCGTCGGTGGTAGAGTTATTGGTGTACCCCCCAATCATCTTCTTTTCCACGAGACCGTCGAGGTACTCCTTATAGTCTTGGGTCCAGCGACCTGGGGGTAATTCTGTGACCACGATATTGGTTCCTGACCAATTCCATACACCTTCCATCATCCATGTGTCTTCCTCCTTGTGTACCACACCCTTGAACCCCCTGAACCAGGGTCGCATAGCGACGATTTCTTCACCACCCAAAATCCGCTTGATGTTCGCCTTGATATCATCGGGGTTGAAAGGGGGGACATAGCAACTGAATCCTGTACCGATACCTTCAGTTCCATTCACAAGCACCATAGGTAAAGTAGGCATGTAAAAATCGGGTTCGATTGAACGACCATCATCGTCCAAATAATTGAGAATGGCATCATCCTTGGCATCGAAGAGCTTCCTCGCATCCTTGGTAAGTTTCGTGAAAATGTACCTCGTTTGAGACGCATCCTTGCCACCCATGAGCCTTGTACCAAATTGACCACATGGCTCCAAAAGATTGATATTGTTAGACCCCACATAATCGTTCGCCAACTTTACGATCGTATCTGCGAGAGAAACTTCACCGTGATGGTATGCACTCTTTTCAGCTACAAACGCAGCCAATTGGGCAACCTTCATCTCATCTTTGAGATTCTTCTTGAAGCATGCGTACATGACCTTACGTTGTGATGGCTTGAGACCATCAGCCATGTGTGCGATGGAACGCTTGAGATCTGCGAGACTGAAATTGACCAAGTCTTTGTGGATAAAATCAGTAATATCCAACTGTTTCACACTTCCATAGGGTACCTCGAGTTGGTCAGCATCCTTTGCTGTATTCTCGAGAAGCCAAACTTTTCGAGCATCCGCCTTCTTTTTATCAAAAGCAAGGACGATCGAGGCATCTGTCATCTTATCCATATCAAATCGTACAGTCAAGTCTTGAATCTGTTTGAAATAATCCCTCGCCTCTGCTGATGTAGAAGTACCCAAACCCTTATAATACTTGACTTTCCATCCGGTTTTACCATCACCATACCAGGTCCTAAACGCTGAGTCTGTGTAGAAAGACTTGACACTAGAACCCTTTGTCGCCTTGATGATTGGTGTCACCATACTTACCACAAAGTTGAGCTTGAGAAGGCTCGGCCAAAAGTAGTGGATCATGTTTAGGATGAGACCCTTGATGTGGCTTCCATCATTATCAGCATCTGTCATGATCATTAAGCGTCCGTAGCGAAGGTCTGAGACATTCTTATAGTCCTTACCTTGTTGGAGACCCAAAATCTTCTTGAGATCATTGAATTCCTGGTTCGATGTGAGTTGTGCCACAGAGACATCCCTTACATTCTTACACTTACCGCGGAGAGGGAAGACACCATAATGATCTCTCCCAACTACTGAGAGACCAGCGACTGCCAAAGTCTTTGCCGAGTCACCCTCTGTCACGATGAGTGTACAATCTTTCGAATGTTTTGTCCCCGCCTTGTTAGCATCATCTAACTTGGGGATACCTGTAATAGTAGACTTGCGTGCACCATCAGACTTCTGAAGTTCCTTCATCTCCTTAAACTTTGACAATGCCAAGAGTTCATCGGCAATTCCCGTTTTGAGAAGAGTTTTGATAAAGTTCTTGGGTGGTTCAAACTTACTTCCAAAATTTTGAGACTTTGAGGTACACTCAGACTTCACCTGACTCGAGAAGGTTGGGTTCTCGAGGGTTGCCTTCACAAAGATATTGAATGCGTTTTTGACTTGTTGAGGTCTCAACTTAATCTTCTTCGCCATATCCTCGATAACTCCATTGGCAATAATGTTTGCCACATGGTCGACATGGCTCCCACCCTTATTAGTACAGAGTCCATTTACGAAAGATACTTGTTCCATACCATTCTCTGATGGTCCGATACAAACGGACCATCGATCACCGGTGATACAGGCGATTTCCTCCACACCCTCATGCATTTTAGCATAGGCTTCAAAATTTTGTTTAACGAGAACGTCACCATTGAACTTCACTTTACAGTTTTGAGTGGTACAGATGTTCGCATCCCAAACTCGCTTTTGGAAGATGCTATAGATGGTATTATCCATCTTGGACATCCCGAAACGTTTCCATTCGGGGGTGAAGGTGATAGCGACAGATGACGTAGCACCCGAATATTTTTTCATTTTTGGTGGGTCACATACCGTCATGTTCTTTGACCATTTTTGAGTATAGGTTTGATTTGTCTCATGATCCTTGATGACCACAGAGAAATCAGTAGAGTAGATATTTGCCAATTTGGCGCCGTACCCATTGCGACCACCAACGATACGTTTTTGGTTATCATCATAATTCGTACTTGTGAGGAGATGACCAAATACGAGTTCGGGATTCCATAAACCCTCTTTTTCATGCATACGAACACTGATACCACCTAGAGGACCGTTATTTTCAACGGTCACGGAACCTGAATCCTGATCGATATTGACAGAGATGGAACTGACCTGCTTGGGGTGGAGAGAGTTGCGGTCGATGGCATTGACAAGGATTTCGTCAAAGATCTTGAGGAGAGCTGGGGAATACTTGAGGTTCTTCTTGGAGAACTTTGTACCATTAAGGATCCAGTAGGGTTCTGTACCCAACTCGACGGGACCGACATAGGAGTCGGGTCTCTTGAGAACGTGTTCGATATGGGTGAGTTTTTGGACGCTTTCCATGATTTCTTACTTTAATTACAATTCTAAACTCTAACTTAGGTTTCATCCTCTTGATCCATCCCTTGGGTATGATAATTGTGGAAAACCCCAGATAGTCCCAATGGTCCGATTAAGGCACCCATTGTATACGGAAAAGCTGTTACGACTGCCGCGATTAGAGCGAGGAGAGAGACTAATATCATTATAATGAACCACTCGTCCCGATTATTGAGTTGAAAGCGAAGCTCTTGAAGAGAATATTCGAGTTCGTCAATATTATTTTCGAGTTCTTTGATGTATTCTTTCATTCGCTTGTGCTTACCGAACATGATTATGGGTACAGCGTATGCGATTATAGATGACATACTTGGAAATTGTATTAATTATGTACTACTTAGGTTTCATAAAAATATGAGTTTATATCAGATGACGAACAATAATAATAACAATCTCAATAAAAATGAGGTAGAGTTACGAGGTTTGAAAAGAAAGCTTCTAAATCTCGAAAACATTAATAACAATATCAATAACAATAACAACCCTCGTAATAATAATGTTGCAACTTGGTTAAATCGTGAAATGTCTCCAGGAAACAAGACAAATATAAAACCATCTAAACGGGCGTATCTCAAAACTAATGTGGGTAAGAATGGTAAGATATTTCATGTTTACAATAGAAATGGTTTGAAGAATTATTTAGCTTATTCACATTTCATTGGAGTGAATGCTGAACGACCAAGTCCCCTCACTAAAAGACCATTCAAACTTTCCAATATAAAAACGTACTCACCTAAGCCTACCGTCAAAGCTCGTCGTGGTACAAAGAGGAAGAGGAGTGAAAGTCCTACAACGACACGCCGACAACGACGGTAATATTTTTCTTCTGTTAATTTAAGAAGATATGTACACATATTTCATCATCGTCATTTTTGTACTTATTTTAGTGATGCAGAATAGATCGAGGGGAATGGCAAAATCTTTACAGAAATTGATTCAGCAATCCGCGCGTTACGCGACTACTTCACAACAGGATAAGTCACCTGTTATATCTATACTCCACGCAAATTACGCGAATGCGTATCTATATGCTGCAAAAGATATCGGTTCCGACGCACAAATTCATAACGCAACTGGAATAGATGTAAATAAATTCGCGGAACATGTCAAAAATGTACAAGATATGGTTACCAAACGGACAGCTGAACAATTTTCAGGGTTTACAGGACAAGTTGACGTATATCTAGCCGAAATTGGTGGCGAAGTTTAAATACCTAAGTGGACGACATAAATGGTGAAAATTAAGAAATTAAAAAATGGAAATTATCCGAGATGATTTGTGGAATAACTGTCTCATAGACGCGATGAAAATGTATCGCGTTGATGAGGCGGATGATAAATGCTACAATTTAGCAGATGCGACATGGAAAATGAAGATGTCCTATAAACAGTTTGATCAGAAAAAGGAAAATCGACAGATCATCGTCCTTGATAAAACACCTACAATTGTTAAAGAATCCCGTTCACATAACAATAATTGTCAAGCGACAACGATGACGGGAAAAAGATGTTCATTTAAAGCTGTGTGTGGAGATTTTTGTAAAAAGCATCGTATTGATAAAGTGAAGATAGGTAGTAAAATTAAAATAGGTGATTAATACAAATACTATGTTAGACCAAGAAAGTCTCAGACCCGTTATAATTGCGATGTCCCTGTATATTATCATTGCTAGTATCATCCCCCATTTCGTCACTAAGCCTAGTGGTATAGGTTTCATAGACGATATTGTCATGACTTTCATCGCACAAAAGGATTCAATGATGAGTGGTATGATTATCACAGGTATCATTGTTTTCGCGACCAATCACATTCAAGACAAATTCTTTTAAAACATTCTTCCTCCCAACCATTTGTTTCGTATGTATATGATTCATTGTACGAACCCTATTTTCATATGCGTGACGCATGAACTCCAAGAGTTGGTCAAAGTTTGGTTTACCCCAAATCATACCTTTTTTGAATAAGAAATCATCTTGTTCCAACTCCTGAAGTCCACACGTAATTGTATAAGGTGTTTTAATGTATTCTGATGCACCACCATATTCTGTAATAATGACAGGTTTATCACGTATAGCTGCTTCTACTGCACCCATACCAACACCTTCTGAATGTGAAAAATTTACATAACAATCACATCGGTCATGAAGAGTATCCATTTCTTCATCTGATAACATATCATTAATCACTTCTACCCTAGGAAATGGTAAATCTACATTACTATTTGACGTTGCTTTCACCACCAAACGTGTATTGGGTTCATTCAGTCGCACAAATGCCTGTAGAATATCACGAAACTTCTTCCTGGGATCCATTACATTTCCAATATGGTAAAATGTATAAGGTTTCTCGGATGGTGATGGTATATGAGCGTGAATAACATAGAATTCATTCATCGGAAATTGTTTTGATAATACACGTTTACAAAATTCACTGGGTACTGCGACTCGTTTAAATTCCTTCATGATAAGACCGTAGTC